TGAACTTGACCAGCAGAATTTACGAACGGTGTCAATACTGCTCCTTTTCCATCACCGATAACAGAAATAGTAGTTTGAATATTAGAAGGGTAATTTATACCTTCATCTTCTATTGTCACACCATATACTTGCCCAGCAACCATAATTGGAGTTAAAATTGCAGTATTTGCAAAATATAAATTAGCTGTAGCATTAGATGTTGGTTGACTATTACCAGTTGTAGAGATTGTAATAGTAGTGTTAGCTTGCGCAGCAGCAGTATAATTATAACCTTTATTAGTTATAACAATATCTACTAAAGAATTGCTACTAAAAATTAAATTAGCAAGAGCATTAGAAGTTGGTTGAACGGCACCAGTAGTTGCAATAGTAGCAATGGTATTTGCAACCACATTAGTATAATAATTGGTACCTGTACTAGTAATCTTTACATTACTTAAACCTTTAAAATGGCTTGTACCTAAACCTGATGTATCATTGACAGTAATGGAGGCTTGTTTATAATTATTACCTGCATTATCAATATACACGCTGATAATTTCCCCAGATGTATTTAAGACTGGAGTTAGGTTGGCTATTACGTTACCATTACCGCCTAAAAATGAACCATTAACAGTTAACGTTACAACATTATTACCTATATAACCTGAGCCTTGATTATCTAAAACTATACTTCTAATTTCACCATTAGAATAGTATGCATTTGTAACTGCCCTTTGAACAGGCATATAGTCGGTAGTTAAGAACCTATTCCTAACAGATAATGGAACAGTATACATATACTTCCAAATATACCCATCAGCAGTCGTTAAAGGAGTAGGATCAAAATTAGTAGGTTCAACGGTAGATGCAGCACCGTTTTTATTAAACAAACACTTATATACATTAAACTGGCTTGTTAATACATAAAAATTAGAGTCTTTTAAACTTGAAGCACCAGTACTTGACGTAAAGCTAGTAGAATAATTACCATCAAATTGATCATATACGGTCCCAGTGGTCCAATTTATTCTTCTAACTACAAGGGAAACATCATTAACGTTTACTTTCTTAACTTGTAGAATTTGTCTACGTGTTTCATATTCGTAATCAGCAGTAACCTCTGGTGAAGGAGGTACAAGGGGATTAGGCCAATCTAATACTTTACCGATAAAATAGTAATAATTAGATCTACGAGAAAGAAACTCATTATAGACTGTCTCCGCCAACGATTGGTGGATTCTGTCTTTTAGAAGAAAAGACATATTATGTTAAGCTATTGTAACGTTCCAAGTTATAACGACTGTATCACCAGCAGCTTTGGTAACAGTACTAAAGACTGTGCGACAGAGCATATTACCGGATGATGATGCATTTAAAATTCCTGCCTCGGTTAAAGAGCCTGTACCGGTACCTGCAGTAAATGTTGCAACATAAGCAATTGTATTAGATGTTCTTGTACTAGAATCCAATGCAACTCTACCTAACTCAGCTCCAAGGGCAGTTTGAGATGTGGCAGCTGCTGTATTGCTTGAGCCAACAGCCATATGGCTAGGTAATGCAATCGTATTACCAACCAAACGCGATGCAATTACATCCTTTCCAACTGCAACAACTAAATTATTGACATTTCTAATGTCTTTTAAATTGCCAACAGAATCCAGAAGTTTAACTTCTAAATTACCAATGGCTCTAACTGATTCTGTAAACATTTTTGTTTCCTCTAAAAAGATTTATGTTATATTTATACTCATTTAAGCTATTACAATTTTATTACACTTACAGTTTCCGTAAGTGTAACATTGCTGTCTGCTGCAGGTATATTAATACCTATATTTAAAGTAATTGTATCTGACGGTGTTGTATTATCGGTAAAGGCAGCAAGTGTGGACCTTATCGTTAAAGATTCTTCTGGTGCTATACTCTCTGTAAATGCTGAAGGATATAAAACTACACTAGTAGTATCTGTTGGTGTTACATTATCGGTAAGTTGAGTGCTATAGCTTAAGGTTGCACTATCACTGGTAGATGTAGTATCTGCAATTGTACTTTTCTTTAGACTAGCTTGTGCAGAATCCAATACTTTAAACGAATCCTGCAATTCAATAGCAATATTGCTTGTTGTAATTACACTAATATTTGCAGAAATATTAGCTGTAGCACTAATTGTTCTATTATTAAACAACCTGGTTCCAGCAGGGTGTACTAACTTTAACACTGTATCATAGAACAAACTTATATCTAGTTCTGATTGCAATTCATATGCAAAAGGCTGATATTGATTAACGTTTTGTAATCTTACTTCAGGTTCAGATAAAAAGCCTTTTGATGAAATATATTGACCAGGATACTTAGCAACCGCTCCCACAGTAAAGTTAATAGTAGCAACAGAGGTATCAAAAGCAGTAGTACTAAATGTATCAGACCTTGCATAAGATTGTGAACTTTGAAAGCGGGCAAGTGTTGTACCGGTGTAACCAATTGCAACATAATCGGTACTAAAATATCTTGATGGATTAGTTATTAAATCTGGACTCATCATAATGAATTCTTCATAGAATCCACTTGTATAGTTACCAATTTGTTCAAGTTGACCTACAGTTTGTAGGTTATTATAAAGATTAACAGTTAAATCACTAGTAAACCCGTAACCAAAATTTAATAACTTAAGTAAAGTAACACCCCCGCTTGCGTTTACTCTTAAAATTCTAACTAAAGAGTTAACTCCTCCCCCGGCGTTAACGTTAAATATTTGCCCTGCCCTAAACCCTGTACCACCATAAGAGATAGAATAACCTGTAGTGGTAGGCTTAATAACACCCACAAAGATATTATTGGTACCATCACTTACAGTAACATTATCACCTATAGTATATGGTGCAGTAGAGGTACTTTTTAAAAATACCTCGTATATATTACTAGATAAGGTCTTAACCCTAACAATAGGTTCATTATACGTTATACCGTCTTTTTTATAAGTTAGATAGCGATCTAAAATATCAGATGTACTACCACTACTTAATGTTACTCTTAAAGAAACTCTTTGTTCCCAAGTGCCATCGGATGGTCTTAGAACATAATCATAAGGGTGGGATACTGTAACGTCGGAGTCATACATTATCCTAAAAAGTAATTTAAAAGAAAGATCAGAACCTTTTGCAGTATATAAATCGCTGATTTTTTTAACCAGCATACGTTTATTAGCTAATGCATTAACTGGTATATCTTTAATGTATGTACTCAAAAAGTACTGAACGAAATCTGATGTTGTGGCATCAATATCGTTATAAGAACGAGCATTTTGTACGAGCTCTAAAGCACCGCTATCCTGTTCAAGAAATTTATAGTACGCTTCAACAAACGTAGCAAAGGTACTATAATTTTCTCTGATAAACTCAGGCAACTGCCCGGCTACCAGCTGCGATACTTTTTCTTTAATTCTAGACATTACTGTACCAATGTAGTCACATTAATAGTTATTCCTGCTGCTCGGCCAGTGGTTGCATCTTTAGAACTATCATCAAGAACTAAGATTTGATTTTTAGCTGTAGAGACATTGTAGGACTCTTCTTGTAATTTAGCTGTAATTTGAATGTTGGTTTGACCAGTTTGATAACCTAAAGGGGTAAGCCCTGTAATAGTTAATGTCCCGGTTGCATAATTTACTGAACCAATTGTAGAGACAGTTGTATCGTTTGCTGCATTTACTAATATTAAAGTTCCTGTACCATTATAGTTTGGAGGGCTAGTTGTGGAACGATCTTTAATTGTAACTAATGTTTGCACCCCGTTATTATTAATATAGAATTTAGTAGAATATATCTCATTAGGGTGTATCTTATTGTAATACTTTATAGCTACACTACCTTGATAAACGTTAGATACATTTAAGGTAGGGGTTATTCTTCTTTGTATACCAATTTCAGGTGATACACTAATTAATGAAACATCTGATTCAATTATGTATTTAATAAATTGAGAAATATAAAAATTTTTATTAAACTTATTTAAGTTTGTAGCAAAATAGGTATTAATTCTACTATTTATTAATGCATTTATAGTTTCAGATGTCTTAGTAGTCTTATTAGGGTCAAATAAAACGCTTGCTACTATTGAAACATAAAGATATTCAGGATCAATAAATTGTGGTTGAATAGCTAATACTTGTTTGCTTTTAAGAATAGTATTTTTAATACTCTCTTTTGTATTATCTGAAATTGTATAACCGGCATACGGTTTTAAGGAAATTAACACCTTACCAAATATAGGAGGTACATTTTCTTCCCCACCCCAAACTGATACTGATTCTGCACCAGCATATTCTGCTAAAATTAAACTCTCGTAATCTACTGCAGTTACTGCTCTATTTTTTGTGGCATTAATTCTTGGTGCATTAAATTTAATAGACGTAATACTTTCACTATCGGCGCCACCAGTTGAATTACTATTAACAGTAATTGATATATTAGTAGAACCTCCAATGGTACCACTTGCAGTAAAGGATTGGGTAATCTTGCTTGATACATTAACAGCAGCACCAGTTACTACTAGATACTGCACAGTAATTAAATTACCAACAGTAAGATTTTTTCCTAAAATACCATCACCAAAAAATATTTGGTAATTACCAAGAGGGTTTTGTTCTAGAAAATACACCTTACTATTACCATCTAAACCAGTAATATCGGTTGAAAGGGCATAGATATCAAATGTAGTATCGGTTGCAGAGGTTTGGACAGTAACTTGTAAAGTTGTTGTGTCAACATTATTGGCAGGAATAATATATTTTGCATCCGGTGTAGTATCAGATACAGCAAAACT